GTGAACCCTCAGAGTGTGCTAATCGTGGTGGTGTTCTTGTCGTCTTTATTCGGGGTGAACCTCGTTTGGCCTAGCGCGTCGCCCGTCGCGTCGGCTGTTGAATTACCAGCGGGCGAGTAATAAGGAGAATTAGTATGGAAAAATTAAAGAGTCGTAAGTTCTGGATCGCGTTGTTGGGAGCTTTGGCCCCGCTGGCCGGTGATGCTTTGGGCAACCTGTCAGGCGTTGACCCCACTACACTGATCATATCAGCTTCGGGCGTGATTATTAGTTATATTTTTGGTCAATCGTATGTTGACCGCGCGGGCATGATGACCAAACAAGCCCACGATCTGATCGAGGCTCTAAAGGATCAAGCCCGGGGTTGAGGGTTAGCCCCCGTTGCCGGGGGCGTTTCGGCTAGTGTGGCAGTTCGATCACTACATTGTGGTCTAAGGAGCCTCTATCATATACGAACACATCGATCACCCGGCCCGGGACCAACCATTCGGGAAGGTCGGCCCACGGTGAGAAATCCCCGTTTAAGGAGCTATAGTCGCCAGCTGCGGCGGCTCTCTTTTTGTCGGCCATGTCTTTGTAGACATGAAACTCATACCGAGCGCCGCCGCCGTGGGGCTTGACGACTTCGCGCCGGACATGGGCTAACATTTCTTTTTTTGTTGGAGCCTTGACGACTTCAACCGAGATCCCCGGGTTTGTGTTGAGGGCGGCGGCTTTGGCTAGGGCGTTCGCTTTGCCTTTGACATAATGCCGGGTGGTGTGGCTAGTGCCCATCGCGCTTAGGGTTAGGATTAGGGTGTAGGTCATTGTCTTTTGTCCTTTGTTCTTGGTTGGTTTCATTGCCAACCTGATCTCATTATGCACATTAAAAACCACTTGTATACTTTTATTTTGTTTTTTTTGTCATGTGCCGCGCTTAGTGCTCTTTTTCGTCGTACACGATCACCGCCATTTGGCGCTCTAGTAGTTCCAGGCCGAGCCGTAAAGCCGCGCGCAATACATGGGATCTGCGGGTTACGCCGTTGCGCTCAAGTGATACCAGCGGGATCAGGTCGTCGGCCCGTTGGGTTGTTTCTGCGTTGAGTCTAAAACTAAAGTTCTTTAGCATGGTAATATCTCCCGAGTCCTACGGCGTCGATCGCGTCGTGGCCCTGTTTCTCTATTAGTTTAACCTCTGCGGGTGACAAGTCACGGAGTAAGCGCGCGCGGGTTACCTGCTTTGGTGTTGAGCCCTTCCATTGCCGGGGCTGGTAACAGTACCAGCGCGGCGCCGTTGCCCAGCCGACGATCAAACCTGCCACAAATTGCACCGCCAGGGCCTCGCGAGGCGGGCGCCCGTCGATCTGCATTTGCTCAATCACCAGCACATCGCAAACCAGCGGCCCCAAAGCTGCCACCATTGAATCCCACGCCACCGCGCCCCGTTGCACTTGCTCGGGGTTGTGAACCGTAGCCGCCCGGGTCAGTATGCCGTCAATGAATACCGCAACTCCGCATTTACGCACGCCGGGATCAATTGCTATCACTTTCAAAACAGGGCGCATTGGCCCGCCTCTATTTGTTCTTGACGGGTAGCCGGGGCGCCGTTCCATTGTTCAGGGTATTTTTGCGCGTGCTCAATTCGGGCAACGGCGATCGGGTGGTATTCTTCGTTCAACTCGATCCCGATATAGTCGAACCCCTCAAGCACCGCAGCAACACCCGCCGACCCGCTACCCATAAACGGATCAAGCGTTACCCCACCGGGGGGCGTTACTAGCCTGACAAGCCACCGCAGGAGGGCGACCGGTTTCACGGTTGGGTGAATGTTACGAACCTCGCCAGCGGTACGACCAGCGCCCGCCCGTGGGTTATTCAGCCCCGCCGACCCCTCGGCCCGTTCTACGGTTTCGGCTCCAGTGCGAGCGGGTAGCCCCTTGCACCCGCGCTCACGCTCTGCCCTTGACGGCTTGGGGAACTGGATCAGGTTGGCGGGCCACCGTCCTAGATCGTGGCCTCCTGTCGTGTAAGGGGCGCCGGGCGCCGCACCCGAGAAATGAGAGGGCGCAAAATTGCACCGCCGAGTCCTACGGCGGGGCTGAGGCCCAATCCATATCGGATCACCGTATCCGAACCGGCACCCGTCTATATTGAGCGCACCGGTCCCGTGTTCGAGTACCGACGCGGCCACGGTTCCTGTTAGCGGCTTGCGAGCTAATACGGCGGGTTCGATGGCGGGCTTTAACGCCGTACCCCAGCCGGACCACTTGACGGCGTCAGGGGTGGTTTTTATGGCGCTCGATACGCTATGCGATTTTGGAAACCCAGAAAAGTACACCCACCCGATCTGATCTCTGATCTGAAAGCCCGCGTCTTCAATGGCGCCGGTGAGCCGGTGAACGGTTCGAGTGCCACCGAACGCCACCAGGTGCCCGCCGGGTTTGAGCACTCGCAGACACTCACGCGCCCACTCTACACCGGGCACCGACTGATCCCACTTTTTGCCCATAAACCCGAGGCCGTATGGCGGATCACAGACTATCGAATCAACCGACCCCGCCGGGATCTCGCTCATGACCTTTAAACAGTCACCGAGCAATAAAGACACCATCACCGCGACCCGTCAAGGATCGTGAGTGAAACGCTATCACCGAGGCCCGCCCGGCTTTGAGCGTTAACCAGTTCGATCAGGCGGGTGATCGTTGAGGTGTCAGCGGTTACGCACCCGGCCGAATAGCCGATCGGGTCGTGTATATTGATCCCAAAGTAGCCCCGCACCGGCTCGCCGGTAATCTCGGGTAGCGCGTCGCGGTCGTCGTCACGATACACCAGCACCGGCGCGCCAGTTTGCGCGAGGGCCGGGCGGCCTCTATGCCAGCCGACAACCCACGCGCCCCGGTGTTGACCTGGCGCAAGTATCGCGCACCCTTGATCGTTAATAGGCTCCATCAAATAAGGGGGCGTAGGCATTGACTGACATCTGAACCACTCAGCGCGCCAAGCTCCAGACACGCGATAGATCGCCGCGAGGTCGTCGGGGTCAGTAGCCCGTCTAATCACTATCAGGTTGAGATCATAGTGGTCGCCGGTGAATATAGCAAAGCCACGATCGGCAACGGTTCGCAGTATCGGTGGGGTGTAGCTCATTTTGTCCCCGTATCGCATAGACCCCAAGACATACAGCCTGGTTCAAGTTCATCTTCACGGAACATTGAAAACTGAGAGCCTCCCCTTGAGGTCTTTGACCACTTCACCACTTCGTCAATGGGTGGCATATTCCAATTTTTATTTCCCCAGAAAAAGGTGGGGGGCTTGTGCCCTTTGCTTTCAAAGGTTTCACCCTTGGCGGCATACCTGACAGCCGCTAACTGTTGAACATCTTTTTCAAGGTCACGGATCAAGTCAATCCTTGAAGGGTCTTCTTCAGACATCAATCGAATCTCGCTTTTTCTGCTATAGATGCAAGGCCAACAACCCACCCGATCAGCGCCTTTCAAGTATAGGGGGTTTGGTGTCAGGCTGTGCCGGTGGTGTATGTCAATGACATCTTGTTTTGACCAATGAAGCAAAGGGCGCCACACCATACAGCCCAAAGAAGTTGACAACTCCCTTTCTGGTAGCTTTGATCGGGCTTTACTTTCAGCGGCTCTGACACCAACACAGTTCACGGGGTATGAATGTGTCTTCAAGTGGGCTTTCAGTGCGTCAATTTTCAGGGATCTTGTGCAATACCTTTGAAGCCTTGACGGAAACATCCCCTTTTTTATGATCCACCGTACAAACCCACTATGATGGCCCAGTCTGGCCTCATACTTTAGAGCCAAGGTTTCTTTGTCTTCAGTCAGCTTGGGTAAAGGTGGGGTTAATTCTAAGATTGGCCCTATCTTTTCAGTCAATGGCCCCCGGATATATTCATAAACGGCGGGGTGTTCCCATCCCGTATCAAAGAATACCGCGTCAAAGTCGATCCCCTTTTCAATCATGTGAAGGGACATAGCTGCTGAGTCTTTGCCGCCGGAAATGCTGGCAATGTAGTTCATTTTCATTTTGTCCATCGCTCCATAGGTTCCGAGGCTTCAGCGGTTATTGTCACTAGGGGTATTACGGTTTGCATAGCTGCTACCATGATTAACACGATCGCGTCGATTGCTGCGGGGTCTGAGGTTTCGATCAGGATCTCATCGTGTATAAATGCCACGGGGTAGCAGTCGCCGGGCCTTGAATAACAATAGCGCGCGACCTCAAAAACGGCCCTTTTAGCGCCGTCAGCGGCCAGCCCTTGAAAGAGGGTATTACACGCGCTAGTGTAGCCACAAGCACCCCGCACGCGCTCGGATCGGTGTTGTTTTATGTCGCCCTCGCCGGCGTATCCGATCAGGTTGTTAATGTGGTCGAAGTATTGCCGCATTTCGGGCCAGCGTTCAAACCATGCGGCCCGGATGGCGTCGGGGTCTTCGACTGTTACGCCGTAGCCCCGGGCGTATTCACCAAAGGTAGCCGCAGACATGCCGCCAGGGTAGCCAAAATTGGCCGCCTTGGCTACCTGACGAGAACAACCGACGAGATCGGCTAACGATTGGTGCAGATCTTCACCGGCGTTGATCGCCATAGCCATAGCCGAAGAGCCAAAGAGGTCTAGTTGTATTTGCGCGAGGGCGCACAATTCCAGCGTTGTATAGTCGATCGAGTAGAGGCGCATACCCGGCCGGGGAATATAGCACTCACGGACCCCGCCCGAGCGTGGTAGCTGTTGTATGTTCGGTTTGCTGGCGCTGGTGCGCCCTGACTCTTTGAGCAAGTGGTAACGGGGGTGAACGCTCCGAGCTTTGAGCGTGGGGATATAGGTTCCAAGTAGCTTATCAACCCGGGATAATTCACCGAGCACACCTAGCCCGGCGGCCTCAAGCGTTGCGCGGTCGGTGGCTACTTTGCCCGAGGCGGTAAGGGGCGCTGCGTCGCCTAGCGCCTCAGTAACCGCCGCCCGTATTGCTGCGAGGTTCTTTGCGCCTGTTTTTCGCAGGTAGCCCGCGGCCCCTGCTTGGGCTGTTAGGGTTGCTTTTTGTGCGGTTAGGCTTTCGGCGAGGGCGGCGACCGCTTCGGGGTCGGTTCTCAGGCCTCGCAGGGTCATCAGGTGCAAAGCGAAAGCTGCGCGGGTTTGGTTGTATTCGTCGGGGTGGTCGTTTTGCGCGGTATACACTCGGGCCGTCGCTAGTGCGTCGTCAATGGCGTATTTTGCAGCGGCGCGCGGGTAATTTTCAACGGGTACGCCGTCTAGTTCTGCATACCTCAGGCGCCAACTATCGGCGCTTTTGTCGAGGGTTAAGCCGCAGCGGTAGTGCCCGGTTAGGGCTTCGAGCGTGTAACTGGTGCGGCGCTTGTGCAGGGGGTCGTATGTCAGTTGGCCTATTGCAAGCCGCGCCAGTTGCTCGCGGATCTTGGTGTCGGTGATTCTGTCAGCGGCTAGGGCGTCGAAGACCAGCGGCAAAAATCGCCCGGGATCCTCAGCGCAAATAACCCCGAGATCGAAGGTAACCGAATGACCAACCAGCCCCACCGACTGATCGGCCAAAAGCCCCGCGAGCCGGTCAAGGCCGGCGTCACGGGTCATCAGGTAGGGAGCCTCCGAAAAAGAGACGCAAACAAGCGCCGGCGCGGACATGCGATCAGCGATCAAATATGTCTCGGTGTCGAAGGCTACCCAGCGCATTAAAACGGGATCTCACTGTCAGCCGCCAGGGGCGGTCTAAAAGTGTGCTTGCTGAACACCCCGCCCGATTGCGTGGGCTTTTCGGTTACACTGCACCGCATACGATACCCGACCAGATCGGCACCGTCATTGCCGATCATATCTTCAATAAGATCGCCGGTAATGTCGGCGTCATTAGCCCCGGTTGCGGCCTTCACAAATGCGTTGACATCACGTAGCGCGCTCTCGGGATACCGCCCGCCCATCTTGCAAACCCAAGCGGCCTCAGTGCCCACGGGGGCAGCCTGATCGCCTCGGGCGTCAATGACGGTGAACTCGACTATAAAAAAGTCGTCTTGTGATTTTTGACTGTTGACCAGTCGCACCGCACGAAGATCAAGTTCGTATTCACCCTCGGTTAAATATTCACTTTTGGCGTCGCTTGTGACTTCGCCGATCCCTGAAAAAATAGACATGATTTTTATTTCCTTGTTCTAGTGGTTAAACACCGGGAGCGAAGTGCTCCCGGTGAAGTGTTGGGGCCTTTCACCCGTCCGGAGATATCCTATATTTATTTTATTAGTTCTATGATCTCTAGTCGAACTATCGTTAAAGGGGGGTTAGTGGGTGATAGCCTTGGCGAAGCCGTTTGGTTTGCGAAGAACCACAACACCGAGGTGTAAAGCAGCAAGCGCGAGGGCCTTAGCTTTCGCGGCCTTGTAGCCTTTTACCTCGCGTGTGATGGTTCCGGTAGTGTTTGAAAGTTCGATCGTGTAGGTGTTCATGGTCGTTTGTCCTTTGTTCTAAGTTCTGACACCATATTAAATAATCCGCGTTACGAAGTCAACCATAAACCACAATTGATTTTCGTTTTTTGGCCTGTGGTTTGCTCTAAGTAGCGTGCGTCTCGCCTGAGGCTCTTGATCTCGCGGGGTGTTTTTTCTGCGGTTAGGTAGTGCAGTTCGACTACATCGGCTTGCTGGCCGGGGCGGTGAGTACGCCCTATCAACTGCTCGAAGACCGCAGCCGATGGGGGTAAGCCGATCGTGATATTGCGGCTGAAGTGCTGCAAGTTACGCCCGGTGCCGTGTGCCCGTCTAGATAGCGCCACGGCCTCCGGGGCGGTCGGTGGCTCGATTCCGGCCCCGTAGCATGGGATCGTTAGTTGCTCTAATATAAAGGGTGATTCTGACCAAAGGATCGCGGGGTCCAGTTCGCGCGCCAGCGCCTCGGCTTGCTCTATTACATGAGTGGTCAGCCAAACCGCTTCAACCGGCGGCGGGGGTAGGTGTCGCACCGGTGCCCAATCAGTCCAAGCCGCGCGCACGATGGGCGAGCACCCCCCGCGCTCGGCTGCGTCAGCTATCAGCCCCAAAGAGTCAAGCCCTTGCCGATTGGCGATCAGGTATTGGCGCGCGGCCTGTAGCCAGCGCGACCGGGCGGCGAGCCACCGGGGATCGGGTTGGGGGTTCCATCGGGTATAATAGCCCGTTAAAATCTGGCGCCGCACCCGGGCTAGGTCTAAGTGATTTTCAAGGTCGCGACCGTCGGGCGCCCTCCAGAGGTCTTCGAGTTTGTCAAGCGCGGCAACCTGCGCGGGGGCTAGGTCATACCGTACGGGCTTGAAAATCAATGACCCCTCGTAGGCGCTGGTTTCAGTGCTTATAACGCCCTCAGCACTCTTAAAACGCGCCCGGAACGCTTCCCGCGCTGGTAGCCCGCCCGACCACTCGCGCAACGGGGCGATCTCGCGGTAGTCAACGGCGGTGGGAGGCTCAACGGGGGTCACATCTATGCAAGCCGACCACGACCGGATCGCCCGGTAGCTACGGGGTAAAGGTGAAAGATCCCGCAGCGCCAACTCTGCGAGGTGGTCGAAGTCGCGCAGCGCCCGCGCGGTGAGCGTACCAGACAAGGCCACGAATCGAGCGCGGGGGTTGGCCCTGTAGAACTCAATCAACCTCTTTGTGCGCGTGCTTTCGCGTCGTCTGAGTGCGTGGGCCTCATCGGCTACGACCAGATCGGGGTTGTAGTCGAGCAGCAACCGCCGGCCGCCCTTTGATGACAATATCGAATAAGGCTCAACTCGTAGCCCCTCAATAATGGGGTACACCTCGCGCCAGCGTTTGATCTCTTGATGGGTTTGCTCGATCAGCGCGTTCGGCACCAGCAACAAAGCCCGGCGCGAGTTCAGCACCGTTGGAGCTAAAACACTGATCAAAAATTTACCGTGACCCACGCCCGCAGCAATTAGCCCGCCGTTTGCGGCTTTGATACGCGCCAAGGCTACCCGTTGCACCGGCCGCAGCCCCTCGAAGGCTGGCAAGTTATCAACGGGCGGCGCTAGGTTCACGACCCGTAGCGTTTCACGCGAGGCCACGGGCCGCCCTGTCAATCGTTGCCCACTCAAGGCCGATCGGGGTGATTTCAAAGCCCCGGGCGGTGTGCTCCAGTACCCCGCGCCGAATCAACGACCGGAACACCCGCCGGGGGTGCTCGATCCCGAGCCGTTGGGCTACCTCAGCGGGCGGTATTGGCCGGCCCTCGCGGGCCGCTAGTCTCATAAATTGCCGTTGGCGAAGGCCAAACACCGGGAACCATGCCCGAAAACGCCCGGGGGGTTTGGGGCGGTACTCAGCCGGGGCGAGGGCTAACCAATCGCGAGCGGTGGGGGTGAGGGCTACCATATCGCCAACCGTCGCGAAGCCGTGAACGGTCAAAGCCCGGGCCGCCCGTTCTACGCTTTGCCGGCTTTGGTCTATCGCCAGCCTGAGCGCGAAAACTGATAGCGGCCCGGCTTCGAGCGCGTACACAACCGCGCGCTGAGTGTGTCCGAGGCGCTTTAGCCCCGCCCCGTATCGAGTGTAGGCGCTCATTTTACCGCCCTGATCACACCGATCGCGGCTTCATATACCGTTTGAGAAAAGCGCCCCCAATACGGATTATCACTATTCACCAGCAAATAACCCGAGCGCGGGAGGTCTTCAGCGGCTGCGGCTACGACCTCGGCGATCCCTTTGCCATAGTCGACCAACTGCGGATCGGTCGGGTAGGCGGCGATAACGGGCGCTAGTACCTCGGCAAGCGTTGTGCATTGAGCGCCGGGGTTAGTGGGTAAGCAATCAACCAGCACAACCAGACCTGGCGCCGTTGGGGCCGGTGCAGGGGTTGGGGCCTTCGGGGCCTTTGGCGCGGGTTTGGGTTTGCTAGTGCCCATTACCTGATCAATCTTGCTGGCGTGTACCCGCTTTAGCTGCATTTTATCGGCGATCAGTTCTTTAACCTCGCCGCGATCCATGTCAGGAGTAACCAGCGCGGTGACCTCTTCGATAGTCAACGGGATCACCTGTTGCGGGTCGGGTTTGGGTTGTGGGGTTTCGCGCGTCGGTGCTTCGGGTGCTATCACCTCGGCTTGTGTCCGTCGCGCGGCTAGTAGTTCTTTGAGATTTGCCATTTTTGGGCCCCCTTGCTTTTTGGTTGAACAAAATTTAATATAGGAGCAACCGCCAAAAGCCCCGCAAGCGCTGAGGCGCCCGGGGATAGCGAACGAGTCGATCGACTTGGTCGCCAGCGGTTGCATTTGAGCGGCGATCATAGCGTAGATCTCCTTTACGCGGCGGTCAATTTCTGACCGAGTAACGACGACCGACACCCGGACGCATTGCGGGCGTTTGGTTGAGTAGTACAGGTGTGTGAGCCTTACGGGGTCGCCCCCGTGAGCGTGGGCATATAAGAGCATTTGAGGGTCACGCGCTAGGCGCTCAGGCGTTAGGGCGCGGGCTAGGTCTGAGGTTGTTTTGTGGTCGATCACTTCGTCGGGCGTGAGTATGTCGATCACCCCAACCACCGGCACCGGGCCATCAGTGAGCGTAAAGGCGTGCTCTGTTTCACCGCCTTCGGGCCAGTATTGCCGGCCGGGGGCTACTAGTGGCGAGGGCGCGGGGGTGCCTGTGGTGCGCTCGATCTCGATCTGCTTGTGTAGCTCTTTGCCCAGCGCGGCCGCCTTTGAGCTTTCGGGCGTGGGTAGGTCGGTGTAGCGTTGTAAGTGCCACTCGCGAGGGCACCGGCTAAACTGCTTGATCTGGCTGGCGCTGGCGTGTTTCATTCTATCACCCGCCTGATGACTTGGAGCCTTTGCCCGACGACATAGGCGCACTGAGGGACGACGGCGTTTCCAAGACATCGGAGGCGGTCGTTGATGTGTGCCCCATCGGGAACCCCATTAACCACTCTACCCACCTGGGGTTCAATTTCCCAGGGGCCCGGCTTACGCACATGCTCAACATTACCTGTTTGCCCTTTGCTATCCGTCTTTGAATTGCCGGGGTCGAGAGGTTGCCCCGGTCGCGGTTGTCTGAGGCGCAGGGGGTCGGCCAGTTGTGGACCGCTTGAGGTAAATTGGGGCCAAATCTCGCCCGTTTCCGTTTGTCGGTGGGGTCGTCCCCGGCGCAGGGGGTCGGCCACCGGCAGCCATCCGATGAGGAACCAGCGCCAGCGCCGGTGAGGCGCGCCGACATCGGAAGCACCGAGACGGTGCCACTCTGCATCGTACCCCATTTGGGCCAAGTCCCCGAGAACTCGCCCGAGAACTCGGCCCCCATCAATGGAAGTGATTGCTGGCACGTTCTCCAGGACGACGAATCTAGGTCGTAGGTCGCCAATGATCCTAGACATTTCGAACCATAGAGAGCTTTTTGATCCTTCTTTGAACCCATCTTGTTTCCCCGCTACTGATATTGATTGACATGGAAACCCGCCGCAAATCAAATCGACCGGGGCGAGCGTTTGGCGGTTGCCTTTTCTGACATCTAGACAAGAGCGATCGACGTCGGGCCAATGTCGTTCGAGCACTCGGCGAGCGTATGGATCTTGCTCAACCTGCCACACGGTCGTAGCGCCATCAATGGCGGCCTCCAGGCCCATTTCCAGACCTCCGATCCCGGCGAATAGTGATCCGATCCTCATAACATCAACAGGTAGCAAAGAGCTATCTCAAGCACTACAAATTTAGCGAGGGTGTCTCGGCCGGTTAAGACCGTCAAACCGAGCAACACCGACAACCAGATCCCGATATAGGGTAAAATATAATCAGGCATTTTTTCTAACCTCGGGGCGTTTGAAATATTCAGCGCAATTTAAGCACCTGAGCGCCGACCAACCAGCAAAAACAACCGGGATCGTGTCGGCGCAATATGGACAAGTGATATCGACGACATAGAAGCGGCGCCCGTCGAAGGTTGCTAGCTTTTTGTTCGTAAAAGTTCCGGGTTTCATTGTTCTTTGTCCTTTTGCCCCCGTTGCCGGGGGCGGTTGGTTGTTATGCTCTTTTGATAGCTGCGAGGGGTAGGCGCTCGGCGGGTTTCATGCGGCCGAAGTGGATCAGGGTGGCGCTTGTTGCGGTTTCAATCAAAGTAACATCAGCACCCCGGGCGCCTTTTAGGTCTGTGTATCGTACAATCTCGCCGGCTAGGTTTTCTTTTGTGCAGGTGCTTTCGATTGAGTAGCTGCGGTTTCCGATTTTGATTGTGTTGGTCATTGTTCTTTGTCCTTTGTTCTAAGTTCTGAAACCATATTAAATACTCCGCGTTACGATTGCAAGTATTTCTTTTTATTTTTTGTCAGTCACCGCCGGCGCCGTAAATATCGCAATAGTTCGGCGGCCTCGTCGATATCCCAAACGACCCGCACGCGCTCCATTGGTCCGGCTGTGGGGTCGAGTATGGTTGTGCAGCTATGGCCGTGTTTATGCTGGTAAAAGCCGCGCTCTTCGGCGAATGAATCCCAATCTTTGAAGCCTTTAACGATCAAGCTCGTACGGGGCCGGCCGTCGTCGCCTTCGTGCTGATGACAGGCCCAAACATGCGTATGGCCTTGGATCAGTATATCAGCGTTGCCACCGGCCCCGAGCTTTGACGACTTCACCACATTATGCGCGCGATTCCACATAGACCGACCGCCGGGCCAGTTATGACGGGCGGCCAGTTTGATCGGCTCGCCCTCGGGAAATTTGAAGGTGATCCGAGCCTCGCCCGGCGTGATAACCGCGCATTGTGACCCCTTCATTATCTGGCGTAGGATCGTCGCGGTTTGCCCCCATTGGTCGTGATTTCCAAGGATCGTGTATACCCACGGCACCGATTCAAGTAACCAAACCGCGAGCCGGATCCCCTCGTCCCAGGTCGTCGCCTGATGAGCGTAGAGCCCCGACAACCGCGACCCCTCGGGCCAAGCGTTCAGGGTGTCGCCTATATTGCCGGCGTACATATACGGGGTTTTAGCTATGGTTTCGATCGTGTGTTTGAGTAGGCCAATATTAGTGCCGTCGTCGTCGAGGTGCGGATCGCCGAGGTGCGTGATGGCTATCGGCCCGTTCACCTTGACATCAATAACGGTTTCCTGACTCTTGCTCTTGACCCGATCGACCTCTTCAAAGCGCCGCACGCGGCGCCTCAATAGCTCGTCAATTGGCACCCGGTGATCGCTACCGTCCCATTGTAGCCCCTCAGCTTGGCGGGTTTGCTCGTATTGGTCACGATCCCAGCGGTCGAGCGTGGGCAATTCGCCAGGGTGCTGAGGGGTCGCGAGGCCGTAGGCGGCGGGGTCTTTTACCATTTTGCGCAATACCAGCGCGGTATATTCACTACACCCGGTTGCGCGTTGGATCTCTTTGGCGGTGGGTTTACCCTTCAAGCTGCGGTATAAGTCGATCCATTTCTGCGGTGGGTTACGCGGGTTTGTGGTCATCCATTCGGGATATCTTGACATATGGGTAACTCTTCGATCTTGGTTCGGGTATGAGTAACACGATCGGCGGGGCTGGCGTATTCTGCGCCGTAGGGTAGCGCCCGCGCTGGCTTGATCCAGTGGGTAGTATGACGGCCGCCGGGCAAAGCCCTCGCCCGTTTGAGCCGGGCCGCGCCTATGTCGTTGAGGGCGTCGGATAGCTGGCGCTGATGGCGTTTGCGGTCTGCGGGCCTTATGTCGAGTAGGTCGAAAGCCTCCCGGGCGGTGAATACCTCAGACAACCGATCGAATCGTGCCAATAGTACCTCACTAAAGGGGTTGGCGCGTTGGTGGGCTTGGCTTGCTGCGGCGCGGGCTTGCTCTTCGGCTACTGTTAGCCACCATTCAGCGCCGGCTTTGTAGGCTCTAACCGCAGCCCCCCACACGCTGTCACGGTGTTGTCTGAGGTCGTCAACCAGTAGCCCGTCAATATCGACCGACCAGAACCGACGCGATCCCGTGGCGTCGCTCAATGGGGTAGCGTCGTTGGTGGTCGCTACGAATATGTTTTGTCGTTTGCGGGTCACTACTAGCCGGCCGTATGGCTCGCGGTATCGGTCGGCGGTCGAGGTTATAAAGGCTTTTACCGCCTCGATCTCGCGCTTGCTGAATGATGCAAACTCTGAGATCTCATAAACCAAAGGCCGCCGGATCTGCTGATAGGCGTCTTTATTGGATATATCAAGCTGGCTATCACTAAAAAACCCCGGCGGGCTTAGAGCCTCAAAGCCTGAGGACTTGCGCAGCCCTTGACCGCCTACCAGCGTTAGAACCGTGTCAACCTTGCACCCGGGGTCGTAAGCCCGAGCCACCGCAGCGATCAAAAACTTGAACGAGTAGGCCCGGTTGATAGGGGTATTAGCGGCGCCAGCGCCCCATACTAACCAGTCAAGCGCCAGCCCTTCGGGGTCGGTTGTAGAGTGCTCGACCCGCTCGAAGTATTCGATCAAGGGGTTACGGGCGTTGGCTTTGGCCGTGGCGCTGATGGCGTCAATGGTTATCTCTTTTGAAAACTCAACGCCGTAGTTGCTGGCTATCCAGATCCTTGCGTCTAACAGGTCGCTATCGTTGGCCTCTTTGCCTGATAGCATGAGGTCGCCCGA